CATCAGTAATCTGACGTTCCATCATTTCCCAACCCATATTTTGAAACTTCTGAAAATGACCAATAACACTTTCAGGTAGAACAGGAAAATCTAAATCTGTTGTAATCTTTCCAGATAAAGGATACCTATTGGTTGCCTTTATAAACTCATCTATAGGGGTCTCTCTAACCCAGTGAGATGGAGATAGTATTTCTTCTTTGTATCTAAGATAATCTAGTTCTGAACGCTCAGTCTTTTTCATTGGAGGAACACCAGCCTGACGGCGGCGTGCCGCATCCATGCTCATCCAGTCTTCAGATTTAATAATCTTTTCACTTGCAGCATCTATTTTGCCGTTAATATACTTGAGTAAATCGTCATTAAATCCTTTATCTGCTCCATGAAATAGTGTATACATTTCATCTCGCATGTTACGAACTATACCTTCAGTAATCTGTGCAGGTGTTTTGCCACTTATGGCTAATGCTGTTGTTTGTAAAAACTTAGAATTAAACTCTGTGGTAGAACGCTCAGACATCTTAGTACTAATAGATGTTTGTCCTGTAGTTCCTTCTTGAACCTTATGTCCACGCAGAATATATGTATCGTTCTTCCTAACCCAACCAATTTCCTTCATAACTGCTTTAACAAACTGTTCGCTGTCATTAAAAGTACGTGAAGCATTATATTTAATAAACAATGAACCAAAGTCTACAACTGTTCTCATAGGAGTAGTCCATTTATTCTTACCAAATGCTTTATAGAACTCTCTATGGTGCACTACTGCACGGTCATATGCTGACAACTGATAGTATTCATCAGTTTGATATTTACCAGTAGCCTTTAAGCCCTTTGGCTTACCAGTTAATCTACTCTTAACTCCATATGCTTCTGCTGCTTCTGTTATAGTACTCTTGCCAAAGATTTCTTCTGCTAGTGTGCCTTTAACCATTGTATCAGCAAATGAATTTGCAACTGTTGACTTAACCATACCTGCAGCAGCATGTGAATTGTTAACTAAATGAGTGCCAAGGTCTTTTGCTTCTTCTGGTGACAAGTTTGTAAACTTAGCAATCATTGAATGTGCTAAACGTTGTTCTGCAGATGCTCCATAGAACTCATCTGCTGACATAAGATAACTAGACTGGACTTCTCTGCCTTGATACATATAGTTATCTTCTACTTTAACCATATCATTCATTGCTTTACGCTGTGAGGCTGATGCAGACTTAGCAGGATTTCTTTTTATTAAATCTAAGTATCTAGATTTAAAGTATCCTTGAGTTGATTCACTACCAGTGTATCCCATTAGTGCATTATGCATACCAGAACCCTTGCCACTAAAAGTGGCATAGATGTTCTTTATATGTGAAACCATTAATAGATGAATAGCATCATCAACTGAAGCCTTAGTACCAATTTTTGGTACTAGCATAAGAAATATACTACCATCTGTAATGGCTTTTAAGGTAGGATTATTTGTTACACCATTAAGAGATGCATGTCTTAGCATGCTTTTTCTTAAACCTTTTATTTCATAAATATCTGTTGCTATTTTGTAAAAATTAGGCATGCTAACACCTAAAGTTGTATGTGAAATACGAGAAGCACCTTGAGGTATAGTTACTACACCTTCTTTAAGAAGATGTGCTGGTGTTTCAAATGGAACTGGTCCCATCTGCCTAGTAATTCCATACATTTGCTCTAACGTTGCTCTTTGAATAGCAACACCCTCTGGTATTGCTGTCATGCCTATCTTGTCTGTATAAAGTTTATACAAACTGGCAAGCATATGTAGTCTTTCATCAGGTGAAACTCTAAAATATCTTTCAAGAAGTATGTTTGCGCCAAGTTTATCATCAACAACTAATCTAAAGTAGTCACGAAGTGCATCTTCTGATTTGTATACCATGTCATCTACGGTATAAAGCATTACATTTTCTGGATGACGTGCTGATAAAGTTGATAACCGTCTTAGAATGTTTCTTTTTTGCATGTCTAGTTTAGCAAAAACCTCATCAGTTTTTGGATTAACAATTTTATTGTCTAATCTTTGCTCAATAGGTACAGAAAAATATTCATCAAATGCTTTTTCTGTTTGAAATACTTTATCAGGTATAGGTTTATTACCCTTAAGTGCTTGACGGTCAATACCGTTAAATATCTGGTCACCCAATGAGCGCATACCATCAGTCATTTTTCTAGTACGGCGTTCTAACATAACATGATTCTCACGATAATACATGTTACCTTGTAGTTTACCACTAATAATATATTTAGTGTTTTCACCTAGTTCATAAAACTTTAATAATGAATCATAGTCAGTTATAGGTACTAATTCTTCTGCTTCATTTCTAACTTTAACAGTTACAAGACGTTGGATTAACTCACTAGGTGCATCTGGAAAGTTTTTACTAATTTCAGTACGAATAAATGCAGCATCAACATCAGAACCTACAGTACGTGCATCACGTAAGTTGTTAATAGACTCAACAAGTCTTTTTTGTTTTGTAGCCCATTCTGGAACTAATGATAAATCTCTAATTGCTTGAATAGAACCGCTATTTTTTGCTGTTGCAATAAATGTTTCTGCAAGTTTTTCGGCTTGTAATATTGCTCTACTAGAACCACCAGTTAAATAAGTTAGTGGGTCAACTGCTAACTGATAGATTGCGTTTATAGAACCAGATGGAGATACCATTTCTTCTGCACCAAATGGATTTGGGTTTAATACTTTCCATTGGTTTAATTTCTTATCTGCTACTACTGCTGCGCTACCTTGCATTATTGCATTTACTGTAGAAATAGGACTTAAAACAGTAAGTGCTGCTGGAATCATATATGACCACACACCGCCGTCTGACGGCGGGTGGTTACTATTAGCCCAGTTTGTTAAATCATTACCTGGATTAATTTGATATGTTTTATATTCAGCAAAGGCATTTTTGTATGCAACATCGTCATTAGAAAATTTTCTAAATGCATCTTCAAATTCGCCACCATCGGCACTAATGTCGCCATATTCTTTAATAATTTCACTTGGAGTTCTACCCTCAATAATTCCTTTAACAAGAAAACTCATAGCATAGCCATGTTTTTCTGTTAATCTATCATTAGATACTTCATCCCATTGGTTCTTACCATTAAAAGAATCACTCCAAGATTTTTTTGATAGAATGTATTCAAATGCTTCTTTATCTGTTTTGCCAGTATCTAAAAATCCACGGTACATTTTATAAGTATTGTTAGTCAATTTCATATAATTTTCTGCTGCACCAACTATACCTCTAAATGGACTACTAACTATACCTCCAAGATTATTAGCAGCAGAACGAAGAAGACTTGGTGACTTGGTTTGATAGTCAGCACCAGGATTCATAAATTGAAGTCCCTTGCGGACTACTGGCTCTAAATTAGCAAACTCTTTACGTGATGCATGAAGGTCTGAATTTTTGTTTAATCTATCATTTAAACTATTTAGGCTTAATAATGTTTGAATCATTGCAGATTCATTTGGCGTTGGATTTGCAGCAAGTGATGCTGCATATAATTCGGGTTGCGAATTAGCCAGTGATGTATTAATAAACTGTGGCGGTGAAACACTAGGCATAGATACAGGTCTAGGAGAAGCCATCAGGACATGTTCAACTTATTATAGAGTGCTTCATACTTTCCTGTTGTGTCAAATTGCATTAATTTATAAATTACACTAGCAGGAGATGGCGCAGCCATCCCTTGTAAATATGAAGTATCTAGTCCTGGACCTTCACCATAGTTAGCACCAGCAGAAAGTGGCTCATTTGGAAATTGTGTTGGCGCATCTAATCCTACCAATGGTGGCATTTCTGGCATTGGGTTGCCTGCTAATGGTGCAGCAGACTGTTGCATTGCCATAGATTTATTATTACCGTACGCACCACCAGTATATGATTGTGCTGGTTGAGTAGACTCTATTGGCTTTGTAGTTTGTTTAAGAACACCTAAGTCTGTACGCTTAGATTGTTTTCCTGGTCCCGATACTTCTGCCATTAGTCGTCCTCCTCATCTTCAATATGTTTTCTAATATCTTCGGGTGTTAAGGTTCGCATCCAATCAGGATATGATTCTTTTGATGCTAGTAACCATAACGAATTATCAACTGTAAATCCTGCTTTGCGTAATGATTTAAAAAACTCATGCAGTTCAATTGCATATGAATCTAATTTTGAGTAACTTTCATCAGCAACTGTTTTAACTGCTCTCTTACGAGATGTTGCCATGATTGCTCCCTAGATTGCTCGTTCTCTTTGAGTACTTACTGTTGACCTTGCCTGTCCACCTGCACTTAAACTAGCAAGCATTGTTTGTAAATCTGGTCTAGCCTGTGGCTGCTCTGGCATTGGAGAACCTCCTGCTGGCGGACCAGCGGGAGCAGGGGACATTTGCTCAACCGCATTAGTTGGTGCACCAGCAGGAGGAACCTGTTGCTGCGGAGCAAAGGTTGTTTCTATTGCGTCCTCTAATGCTTGTCCCTTTTGACGAGCCTTTATAACCGCAGCAATCTTACGAACTACATCGGAGGCATCCTGACCTTGAGTAGCCATTTGTGGGATTGCCTGGGTGTATGCCGTAAGTGAACCAAGGAGTGCAGTACGCATCTCTTCAATTTCAATTTTTTCTAATTCTTGTGTTACGTTAACTGTAAATGGTAGTTCTCTCATAGCCATATCTCGGCTGATGAGTTTTCCTCCAAGTGCTTGAAGCATAAAGATAAGACCTTGCGCTGGGTTAAGACCAGCAAGCATGCCGTAACGCACATCAGCAGAGTAGTCTTGTTTAATATCTTTAGTTGGCTTGTATGTGATTTCATAAGGTGAACCCGAATCTACTCCACGAATTGTTTTTTCTTCTGGGTAAATTACTTCATCTACATTAAAGCAAAGACTAATAATGTCCCTAAGTGTTGCAGCAAAAATTGCTTGTGCAGATTTAACCTGTGTATCAAAGGCTCCCATAAGAGCCTGTACTCCTTGACCAGTAACAATAGATGCATCTATGTTTCCAGTACGAGATTCAGGATATCGTGTACCAACACGCAGTTCTTGATTAAGAACATTTTGTTCAGTAAATGCACCTTGTGGCAAAGTAAGTTCTACGCGGCGTACGCCTGCTGGATTGGCTGTGCGGATAACCGCATCGCCACCAAGTTGTAGTTCTTGCACATCTTGCGGTAGAACAATTGGTGCTTGTACTGACTTTTCTGCTGCTTCCATTGCAAGTAATGCAAATCGGTTGCGCAGTAATTGAATACCTAGTACGTCATCAAACTGTCCACGCATTTCACCATCAATAGATGGCTTACGTGCAACAACAACCATCATCTTACCAAGCGGATTAACAGCCTCAGAAAGAACTAAATCATTTCTACGTGGTACATAGATTATAGATTGGTCTTTGTCATAGTAACGAACCATCTCAATTACTGCATTAAGGTCTTGTTTGTAACCATCTGGTCCAAGTAATTCTCTATCATACTCTGGGAACTGGGATACCAGTTCACCAAGTGTCATAGAGTAACGTTTAGCAAATGCCACACAACGTCCATAGCGGTCAAACTCTGGGTAGGCCCCAATAGGATTTTCTATGCGGATACGTGGCAGTTTTGCTTCATCGTCTAATTCAATAATGAATGGGACGAATCCATATGTTAGGTACCAATCAGCACCTGAGTACATTTGTACTGCTAGGTCTGAGTGTTGGAAATAGTTAGAGGCAATACGAGTACGCTTATCGGCAAAGGTACGTGCTCTATCAGATACTTGATTGGCTGCAGAACAGTTAACCGCTGGAAGCGGAGCCATAACTTCAGATAGGTCACGTGCAACAATGTCAATAAAGTTTGCTACTACGTTAGCATCAACACCTTCTGGAAAGAAATTAGGATATACCTGAGCAATCTTTCCTTTACGTACGGCAAGTACGTCAAGGTTACGCGCATCACGTTCGTGATTGCGGTAACGCAGGGATTCAACCCGTGCTGTTACCTGCTCTATTGATAATACCATTATTTTCCTAACGGTCTAGTTTTGCTTAATCTTGATTTAGGTTTTTGAACTACTCTACGGCTTATTCTTGTTTTTTTAGCACCTGCTAAGGTTTTATCAACTTTAGCAATTTCACCCTTAGAAGATACCTTTGCATCTAGACGAGCAAGACGTGCTTTTTCAACTCTATTTGCTTCTTCTCTACCAAGTTTAGCACGCTTAGTTGTTTCTCTAGTTGCCCAAGAATCAGTATAAGCAGGACCATCATATTTATCAGCATTAGATTTAGGTCGTCCAGTATGTTTAGGGTCAAGTACTCGTGGGATATGTGGTCTATTTTTATCTTTTCTAACTTGAGCAATTAGTTTACGTTCTAATTCATTTGGTGGACGATTAGGTGTTTTACTTTTCTTTATTGAAGCCTTAATACTATTAAGTAAAGCAAGACGATTTCTTTGACTTTCTATTGCATCATAATCTCGTTTTGCTTCTGCTACCTGTATACGTTTTTCTCTAAGTGCTATATTTCCTTGACCCGCTCTTCCAAGACGCGGTGGGTTATCAATCTTTTCTAAACGTTTGCGTTCAATTTGACTAAGTGTTTTTCGGCTTGCAGGTGCTGTAGAATTACGTGGATTACTAGCGGCATTTTTGCCAGCCTGACTAATCTCATCTAATTGTGATTGCCGAACTTCATATCCTCTTTCCGTTAATTTATCTTTAACGGTTACTGTATAATCAGCAGCGTCTTGTTCTTTTTTAGTAACACCTTTATTGTGTAGTTTCTTACGCATTATCTTTACGTCAGTCTTATGAGCAGGTAAATTATTCTTTAATCTAGGTGTAGGTTTCTTAGGAACACTTCTAGGATTTATTGCTCTTTCTTCTCTAGCATTAACTTTTTTTGTATAATTTTCATTTGCAATCTCTTTACGAGTCTTTGGTGCATTTGGCTTAGGACGAGTAATGGTATCAATTTTTTGCATTCCACGTTTTTCACTTGCAGTTAAAGAATTAGAACTACCTCTTGGTACATCTCTAGGACGTGGAGCAATTGGTCTGCGTCCTAATTCTTTTGCTACGTCAGTTGCATCAACATTAGAAACTTTCTTACGACCTTGACCAGTAGTAGTTCTAAGACCACCACCACGATTTGTTACAGGTATTGCTGATGTGCCTCTACCAGGATTAGAACGTGGTGGTTGCACAACAGGTTTAGGGTTTCTAATTTGTTTCTTACCTTGTGCTTTTATACGTGCTACTGGTTCACGTACAGTATTGGTTACACCTCTATCAGCCTGTGTTTGATACTTAGGAGAAGCCTTACGTCCCCGTGTTGCTTCTATAACTGCGGGGCGCTCTTTTTTAATTATAGATTTTGCCGCTTCTGGCTTTTTAGCCAAAGATTTTCTTACACCAGCAGATGCAACAGCATATTTCTTTTCTGCTTCTCCTGCTTTAACTGCAGATGCAACAAGTTCTGCACCACGACCCGCAATCTTAGCAGCCTTAATAAACTTACCTGGACCAATAAACATAGCAGCATTAATAGCAAGGTCTTTAACCAATTTATCAGTAGAGACCTTTGGTAAGGCATCTGCTTTCTTCTTATCTGCCTTTGCTGCTTGCCCAGTTTGAACCATGGTTAATCCTTATCCGTATATGTCTTGCCACTGTTGTGAGAAAGCCTCATCTAGATTAATGGCGTATCGTTTGTCTGTCTGTGCTCTTGTTGCCCATCTGTTGTAAGCATAGGTAGTACTATTGCTTGCCTGTTGCATTAGTTCGCGTATGCGAATAACGGCAAACCACATAGCCATAACAGTATCTGTCTTACCTCTAGTCTCTGGCTTCCACGTAAGCAGTTGTTGAGTTAGTGCCTTTAATCCTTCAGAACCTTCTGAGGACGGTAGTTCAATGATGTTATTGTTTTGAAACTTGCCTTCGCGTTCTGTACCGAAGAGGTTGGACATTGAGGCAACGCCGAAAGATGTGTCCCATTTGTTCTTGCCTGTAAAGTGAGCATCAAGTCGTACGCCGTAAGAAGCAAGCCATTGTCTGAGTTCTTCATCTAGTGAGTATGCTTTCTGGTGAGCGTTGATTTCTACACGGAACTCTTGTGGCTTGTACTTGATAGTTAACTCTTCAATTGTTGCACGAATCTTTTGAGGTGTAGGCTCTTCCATATTGATGCAATCAAGAATATAAATCTTGCCATCTTCTCTGTTGTATGATGCAACAACAAAGGCAGCGTTCCCCGCCATAGCGGGGTCAAAGCCAATTACAGTATGAGCCTGTACTTTAGAAGGATGTCCTGCAGCACCTGCACTTAGCAGTCCTCTTTTTCGCATCCCGTTGGTGGACCCCCGCACCAACACGGGCGGGAAGATAGAGTCTTCTTGGATATCTTCTTGTTGGTATACGAGTGCCCATGTAGATGGCGTAACTTCGCTTCTTCGTTTAAATAAGGTTTCGCCGTCCCATTTGGGGTAGAGGCCGTCTTCCGAAGGAGTGTCATCGTCTCCATCCCACGGCGCGTCCGAGAAGGGCCAGAGCGTAACCCAGTCTTCGGGTTCCTCAGCATATTCAAGGACAGCAGGCATCCCCATGTAAGTAAAGGGAGTCCTACCCCCAGACCAATGCTTAGCATTACGAAGTTCTTTATAAAGGTCGTTAGCAGCAATTCGTGTCCCAACCACTAGTAGTTTGCCGTTCTTGCCCAGACGGGTAATAACTTCCTTCTGCAGCCAGTCCATCTGCTTTTCCCACTCATGGGCGTTGGCAGTAGTGATGCAGTCGTCAAGGATAATCAGGTCAGCACGGGCACCGTAAATCTGACCGCCCATACCTAGGGCTTGGAGGGTGGGGTCCTTCTCGCTAGAATTACGCGCATCGCCCCCAAGGTAGACTGTATCGGCTTTCCAAGTATCAGCGTCTTCTTTCCACCCGCCATCTGGACCATATGCGGTCTGCAGTTTTAGCCAGCGTGGATGAGACAGTCGTTGCTTGATAGCGTAAACGAACTCTCTAGCCTTATTCAAAGTCTTTGAGACCACAATGATGCGGACGTTGGGATTGAGAGCGATGCGGTAAGTTGAGTAGTTCACCGTAATGACGGTGGACTTAGCATGTTCTGGCGGTACGTTCACCAGAAGTCTATTGTTTTCCCCAGGCTCGTAAATCATGGATGGATGTAACCAGGTAGGTTCGTATCCCTCTAAAAGGTCTACCCAGTCCTGATGGTGTGGAAATACCGTTTGTCCCAAAAACATCTTAGAGAAGTCTGAGAACTCAATTGACTCCTTCTTGAGCCCTAGGGCATCAAAGGATTGCTTGGTTCCCTCTTCCTTGGCCTCTTCAAGGGCCCTGGCAAAGTCAGGGTCTCGGCGCATCCACTGACGGATGGTATCTGCTTTTTTGTTTTCAGATGCCATAGCCGCTTGGATGGTATAGCCAGACTTGATACGTTCAAGGACGGCTGCCTGTATAGCCTTTAGGTTCTTGACGTTATGATGGTCTTTACCCTTTTGAAATCCTGATGCCATAGGTCCCCTTATGGCAGTACTATCCCGCCTATTAAGTACAGTCTGTACAGTTAGTCTGTACAGTCTAGCAAGGCTCCAAAAAGCCTTGCAGTATATAGTAGAATAAAAACAATCTCTATATATACTTAATCCGTTCAAACAGGTAAAACGAACGTTTTATTCTAAAGTATTTATAAAAGCCCTGTTCAGAGCCTGTCACTATACCCTCAGAAATATATAGGTAGAGATACCTACTATACGGACCAAGCAAATTAATAAACCTAGGGTCTGTCGACCCTAGATTTATTAATTCTACTACTCAGCAGTCCCGTAGACTGGAGTGTGTGTCTGTTGGTACTGTCTGCCCACCGAAATAAAAACAGAACGGTGGGGGTAGTCTGTTAAATTAATGTCTACTACTCGTCCATAGTTCTACTCGTATCTATCTGCTGACCGCACGGTTTCAGTCTGTGTAAATCCAAAGCGCTTCGCTGGATTGACACTGACTGAAGGTCTGGATTTTGTAGTTTCGTTTGATTCTACTTCGTTTACTGAAAGGTTGTTCGTTATGTTCAGATTACTGATTACAGGCTCACGCGCTTGGGTTGATACTCAGGCTATCCGTGATGAGTTCGATATCGTGCAGAGCCATGAAGGTTCTGATGTAGTGCTAGTTAGTGGCGCTTGCCCCAACGGTGCAGACCGCATGTGTGAGGTGCTTGCGAAGGAATACGGGTGGACATTAGAACTTCACCCGCTGAACTGGGCTTCGGGTCCTGAAGGTGCATACAACCCCCAGGCTGGTTTCGAGCGTAACAAGTTGATGGTAGACCTCGGTGCCGACTTCGTGCTCGCCTTCGTTATGAATGAGAGTGGTGGTGCTATGAATACCGTGCGTCATTCGCGCAAGGCTCAGATTCCTACCAAGTTAATCCACCGCACTACTGCGGTTCCAGTGCAACGCAAGATGAGTGAGTGGTTGGCACCATATGCTGAGGTTGTCACCAAAGAAACCGCTGAGTGGTCGGTTACCATTTAAAACTATCACGGCGGTCAAGGGGTAAATACGCCCCTTGACTAGCCGTGAAGGTCTGGTTGTTGTTAGTTTCCTACTATGAAAGGTTGTGTGCTATGAAGGTTAAGAATATAAATCATGATGATGGCAATACAGGTGTATACATCGGCAGAGGCAGTCAGTGGGGCAACCCTTATGTGATAGGTAAGGATGGTGATAGAGCAGAAGTAATTGAGAAATATAGAGTCTATGCTTATGCAAAATGGGTAGAAGACCAAGGGTATGGAATGGATTGGCTTGAACCATTAAGAGGTAAAGATTTAGTGTGCTATTGCGCACCGCAGGCATGTCATGGTGATGTGCTGTTAGAGATGATAGGAGAATAAGATGATAGAACAATCACCACGCCTTGCTATCTATGACATAGTAAAGGCTGTAGAACTAGGCGACATCACCCGCTATCAAGCCAACGAGTACATCATGGATGTACTCATGAACATACCACCACACCCATCAACAGAGGAAGGAATCAACTCATGACTAAAGAAGAATACATGCGGATACTACGCCGTGCCATGTCCGATGACGGACTGATGGCACGGATAATGTCAGAACCACCAAGCGGAAGCAAAGGAGAAGACTAATGCCTAAGTACCCACGCAAATGCTGGTGCGGACAACTCATTGAAGCAGAGTGGGAAGAAGGATACCACGACTGCAACCAATGGGAATACATAGTAGCAGAAGGAGAAAAAAAAGATGAGTGTTGAGTATGCAATAAACAAAGAGTTCAAGGTTGCATGTTTAAACATGCAACTTAAACCACACCTAATCATCTTCATAGGTGTACGCCCACTAGACTGGAAACGATTCGCAATCGGTACCAAGCAAGTCAAAGAAGGAATAAGAGCACGCTATCTACACCTATCAGTATTCTCAATCGCGTACACAATTAAAGAAAAGGAGACAGACAATGACTGAATACCCACAATCTCAGGGCATATCAGTACAGAACACATGCTATCACTGCGCCCTAGTCAGTGAGTATAGTCCAGAACTACGATGCCTCACCTGCGATGAGGATAAAGAAGGACGAGATGATGCTATAGCATATGAGATAGTAGATGAAGGTAACATGCAGTACAAACATCAATGGTCACGCACTGATGACCAACCAAGTGGTAGTGACTGGACTGCATCAGAAACATACATCAAGCCCCAATCATGGGTTGCTAGAATGACAGAGAAATGGGACGATGACAACCCATTCCACCTCATTGAACTATCCGTTCAATTCGAGAAGCCAGAAGAAGATTACCTGACACGACATGAGTTCAGCCCACCTATAGTACAACTCGTTGACGGAGGTGTGCTTGATAACCTATGGGAACTAGAGGATTACACACAGTACAAGCGTGAGAAGCAGTGCCAATGGTGCAACATACTCACACCTAAAATGTTCAATGACTGCCAGTCATGCGACAAACCGCTAGAAAACAATACCAAATAAATAAGCAGGGTTCCCCTGTCGTCTGCGACAGGGGTAACCCTGACCAACTAACTACAACAAGGAGATAAACATGTTACAAAATACACTAACAGTTAGTGGCTCAATCAAAGCGTTCACAGAAAAGAGCCTCAAGACTAACGACTACGGAACACAACTACTAGGCTGGATAAGCCAACGAGATGTTCCAC